ATAATAACCTTGACCCTGTACGAAGCAAGGAAGAAGCAAGGAAGAGGGGTGCTGTTGGAGGTGTTAAATCGGGAGAGGCGAGAAGAAAGAAGAAACTTCTCAAGGAATGCCTTGATGAATTGCTCGAAAAGGAGTGGGAAAACAGGAAAGGCGAGAAGCATTCCGGAGCAGAAGCTATCAGTATTGCTTTGTTCAAAAAGGCTCTTGCAGGCGATATGAAAGCCTATGAGATAGTAAGAGATACAGCAGGGCAGAAGCCTGTTGATAAGGTCATGCTTGCGGAAGTTGACCAAGAGACGATAGATAATGTCGAGAAGATCATGGATGAGGTAGAGAATGAAGAGTAGGAAGGAATGTATATCCTTCCTGATGAAGCATCCTGCCAAATTCGGTCATATGCTTGGCTTCACCAAGCTGACCAAAATCCATAACGAATGGATAAAGAAGATGGCATTTGGAAAGGAAGACCATACTCTTCAAGGACACAGACAGGCTTTCAAGACAACCTGTCTTTCTATTTCTTTGGCTTTGGATATGATATTTTATCCGAATAAGCGAATCCTCTTCATGAGAAAGACGGATGACGATGTGAAAGAGATCATCAAGCAGGTCAATAATATCCTTCTGCATCCTGTCACACAGTATTTCGTTCAATGTATTTATGGAGTGAATCTCAAGCTCACAGTAGATAATGCCACAGAGCTATCTACCAATCTGACAACAGATATCAAAGGCACTTCTCAATTAGTGGGTATCGGTACAGGTGCTTCTATCACAGGTAAGCACTACGATATTATCTTCACCGATGATATCGTGAACCTCAAGGACAGAATCTCAAGAGCAGAGAGGGAGAGAACTAAATCCATTTACCAAGAACTTATCAATATCAAGAATAAAGACGGAAAGATATTCAACACAGGAACACCATGGCATCGGGAAGACGCATTCTCATTGATGCCAGAACCGGAGAAGTGGGCATGGCAAGACACAGGCATCTTCACCGAAGAAGAGATACAAGAGATAAGAGATTCGATGTCACCGAGTCTTTTTGCTGCAAACTATGAGCTTAAACACATAGCCTCCGAGGATGTCATCTTCTCTGATCCTGTCCTTCATGGCGATGTTGAGAAGATATACCAAGCGAAGTTCTGTCATATTGACGCAGCTTACGGAGGAGAAGACTACACAGCCTTTACTATTTGTCGTAAAGCAGAAGGGAAGTATTATATCTACGGCAGGTTATGGCAGAAGGCTGTTGATGATTGTATAGCAGAAATACGAGAGGACAGGGAGAAGTTCAACGCAGGAGTTATCCTCTGTGAGAGGAATGGTGATAAAGGCTATCTCAAGAAGGAATTACAAAGACAAGGAGAGCGATGTTCTGATTATTGGGAGGACATGAACAAGTACATTAAGATAGTCACCTATCTCAAAGGAGTATGGAAGGATGTTGTCTTTATTGAAGGCACAGACCAAGAGTATATTGACCAGATTCTCGATTACAACGAGTTTGCTGAACATGATGATGCTCCTGATTCATGTGCATCGGCTATTCGTAAACTTTGGAAGATGAGAGACGAAACAGCCGAAGAATCGGTATCGGCATTCGGTTATTAGTGTATAATCCAAGTAAAAAGGCTCGAAAGGAGACCATATATGAAGACATATCAGGATTGGCTTGAATATGCCGATAAACCAGAGAATGAGAGAATGTCATTCATCCGATCAGCAATTAACGACCATAAAGGTAGTACGGAATACAGACGAGCCAAGATTGGCGAGGAATACTATTCCGGATATAACACGACAATCAAGCAGTTCGAGAAGATCATCTATAATGCGAAGGCGCAGGCTATTCCTGATTACACAGGAGCGAATCACAAGATAGCTTCTCGATTCTTCTTCCGTGATGTCACACAGGCTAATGCCGTTTTGCTTGGTAACGGCATCAGATGGAAGGAAGGAATCGGAGGCGAAGTTCTCGGTAAGGATTTCGACAGGAAGGTAATCGATGCAGGCAGAAGCGCACAGGTCGAAGGAACTTCCTTTGGCTTCTTCAATAATGACAGAGTTGATATCTTCAATCTGACCGAGTTCGTTCCATTCTACGATGAAGAGGATGGCGCACTAAAGGCAGGCATTCGCTTCTGGCAATTAGCCGATAATAAGCCATTAAGAGCAACGATGTTCGAGTTAGATGGCTACACAGAGTATATCTGGGATAAGGGAGGTAATGCTTCCGTAAAGCAGGAGAAGCGAGGATATATCGTAGAGAAGGGAATCTCCGAGGCAGACGGAGAGGAGATATACGATTACAAGAATTATCCTTCTTTCCCTATTGTTCCTTTGTTTGCTAACGACATGAGGCAATCAGAGTTAGTTCCTTTGAGAGCAACAATCGATTGTATCGATCTTATTTCCTCTTCCTATGCAAACGATGTCGATCAGGCGAATATCATTTATTGGACAATTACCAATGCTTCCGGCATGACAGATGGAGATTTGGTAAGGATGCTCGACAAGCTCAAGAAACTTCACGCAGCACAGCTCGATGATGACCAAGTTATCACACCGAATAATGTCGAGCCTGCTTATGAATCGAGAGAGGCATTGCTTGAGAGGCTTGAGAAACAGTTATACAAAGATGCTATGGCACTCGATACGACAGATATCGCTTCCGGTGCTGTGACCGCAACGCAGATTGAAGCTGCCTACGAGCCTTTGAACGAGAAGCTTGACCTCTTCGAAGCACAGGTGACCGATTTCATTCACAGGCTTCTCGCTGTCGCAGGAGTAGAAGATGATCCTGTTTACGAGAGAAGCATCATGGTAAATAAGACAGAGATGATTCAGAGTATAGCCAATAGTGCTTTATATCTCGATGACGATTATGTCACAGAGAAGATAATGACAGTATTTGGAGATAAGGACAAAGTACAGGAAGTTCTCGATAAAAAGGCACAGACCGATATTAACAGGATGAGCAGAGGCAATGCCGATACGCAGACGGAATGAAGATCAAGAGCCTGATTGGATGGCGAAGAAGCAAGATAGACAACTGATATATCTTGAACAGAGAGTATCAGAGGTCTATGAAGTTGCTCAAAGCGAAGTTTCCGAGAGATTCGCTTCCTTCTATTCCACATATCAGACCGAATACGAGAAGCGATTAGCTTTGGTCGAAGCAGGAGAACTAACACAGGAAGAGTTCTCTACATGGAGCAGAAACATGATGCTTCAATCAGCGCAGTATCAGGCAACATTGGCATCGATAACCGATGTTCTTGTGAATGCTGATGTGGTCGCAATGGCTATTGTTGCTGACAGATTACCTCTCGTAATTGCTGAAAGCTACGATTTTGTTGCTTCTCTTGGCTTTGAGGCAGCAGACAGGGCGGGAATAACAATCGGCACATTCCAGATATATAATGTCGATTCGGTAAGAGCGATTATCCGTGATAATCCGAATCTGTTCCCTGTGGTCAATCTTCCGGAAGACGAGGCATGGAACAGGCTTCATGTCAATCGAGAGATAACACAGGCTATCATTCAAGGCGATACGATGGAGCAGGTAGCTCAAAGATTACAGAGTGTTACGGCAATGGATAATCGGTCTGCTATCCGTAATGCAAGGACATCCATGACCGCAGCCGAGAATCTTGGAAGAACAGAATGCGCTTCGAGGCTTCGAGACAGAGGTGTACCTGTCAAAGAGGTATGGCTTGCAACGAAGGATAGTAAGACTCGAGACAGCCATTTACTTCTCGATGGTACGGAGAAGGATGAGAACGGATATTTCGGAGTGGGAATCATCAAAACTCCTCTTCGCTTCCCCGGCGATCCGTTTGGTGATCCGGAGGAAATATATAATTGCCGATGCCGTGATAACATCGTGCTTCAAGGCATAGACCATTCAAACGATTTCGAACGATATCAAGATTTCATGCAGACGAACTATCCTGATGATTACAGGAACTTCCAAGAGACCTACGAGCGAAACGGCAAGGCTGATGAGAGAAGAAATGCACAGGCAAGACAGAGAGAGTTAAGAGAACAGTTGAGGACAGGACAATGGCACAGGTAGTTGAGGTAAGAATAGAAAGTCACATAGAAGAATTCACCGATGAGATGAAAGCTAAAGTTCTCGATTGGCTTGATGCAATCGGTGAGGATGCTGCAAGCACGACAGCCAATATTGTAGCGACAATTCCTCTTGTAAAGACAGGAAGGCTCATGAACAGCTTCGAGAGGGCGGTTGTTCAAGATGAGCAGGCTGTGTATATCGGTACGAATGTGCCATATGCCAAGTATCACGAATTTGGTACGAGCAGAGGTATTCCTGCCAAGCACTTCCTCCAAGCAGGAGCGACCTTGCACCAATCAGAATACAAGCAGATGCTTGAAGACAAGCTCAAAGAGGGATAAGATATTCATGGGTTTAGTTTCATGATTTAACCTCCTTTCTATTGATTGGCAAAGACGGATGTTATCAGGCATAGGCATCCGTTTTTGTTTGCTTTTTATTCCCCTTTTATTTCCCTTTTATATTTGCAAGTGATTTTCGTTTGTGCTATATATGAAAGTATAATCTAATGAATAAAGCACTTTTCACCGAAGCAAAGGAGATTTACAAGTATGGCATCGTTATCGAGAAAGTTTCTGGATTCTTTGGGAATCGAAGGCGACAAAGCAGACCTCATTATTGAGCGACACAATGAAGTTTTGACCGAGATCAAGGATGAAAGAGATCAGTTCAAGGCAGACGCAGAGAAGCTTCCTGATATCCAGAAGCAGTTGGAAGAATATCAGAAAGCAGAGAATGACCCGAAGAACAAGACCTTGCAGGTCAAGTATGACGCACTAAAGGAAGAGTTCGAGGAGTACAAGAACGGAATCACGGCAAAGGAGACCAAAGCCAAGAAGGAAGAAGCATACAAGCAGATTCTCAAGGAGATTGGTATTCCGGAGAAGCGCATTCCTGCTATTCTCAAGGTTTCTGATATCGACAGTATCGAACTTGATACCGATGGCAATGTCACAAACAAGGATAAGCTTACCGAGAGCAATAAGGCTGAATGGTCGGATTTCATTCCTACCAAGAAGACAGAAGGCGCACAGGTAGCTAATCCACCTGCTAATGGCGGTAAGGCAACCAAGACAAGAGAAGAGATCAGAGCGATTGCTGATCCTATCGCAAGACAGAAAGCAATGCTTGAAAATCCGTCTGTTGTCGGTTTGACCATATCAGCCGAAGAATAATTTTTAAAGGAGAAAAAGAAAATGCCAAACGTAGTTACAGACGCAGAAACCAATGTAATCAAGAAAGCACAGATGGCGAAGGTCAGAGAACTTGATTTCGCACAGTTGTTCGGTGAGAATGTTAATTCCCTCATCAAGATGCTCGGAATCACGAGAAAGATTCCTGTTGTTGCAGGCACAGTTCTCAAGAAGCTCACAGTTACAGGCACTCTCCAGAGTGGTTCTGTTCCCGAGGGTGAGATCATTCCTCTTTCACAGTATCAGACAGCATGGACAGCTATCGGAGAGGCTTCTCTCAAGAAGTGGAGAAAGGCTACAACAGCAGAGGCTATCCTCAAGGGTGGTTACGATCAGGCTGTCAATGACACAGATGCAAAGATGCTTCTCGACATTCAGAAGGGTATCAGAAGCGATTTCATTACTGACCTCGCAACAGGTACAGGCACAGCATCCGGTAATACTTTGCAGGCTGCACTCGCAAACGCATGGGGCGGTCTGCAGGTAGCATTCGAGGATGAGGATATCTCTCCTGTATATATCATCAATCCGCAGGATGTTGCTGACTATCTCGGCACAGCAAATATCACAGTTCAGACAGCTTTTGGCTTCTCTTATATCGAGAACTTCCTTGGTCTTGGTAATGTCATCATGACACCGAGAGTTACAAAGGGAACATTCTACGCAACAGCTTCACAGAACCTCGTTCTGTATTATGTAGATGTAAACGGCGCAAATGGTCTTGGTGATGCTTTCGAGTTCACAACAGACGCAGAGACAGGTCTCATCGGTCTGCACGAGGAAGCAAACTACACCAGAATGCAGGAAGAGACAGTTGCTATCGCAGGTATCGACCTCTTCGCAGAAATCACAGCAGGTGTTATCGTAGGTACGATCTCTTCTGAAGCTTCTGCTGAAGGTGGCGAGGGATAATTCATGGAGAAGATGCTGACCGAGATATGTGAGTATTGCCATAACTACTTCTGGAGAACGAAGCGGAATGTTAAGTTGACGATTTCCGGAGGCACATTCACGGCTGATTTCTTGAAGGATGGACAGTATTTCCGCATCCTCGGTAGCGATCTCAATGATGGTGTCTATATTTATCCTGCAGCGGATTTGAAAGACGAAGAATTCGAAGGAGAGATATGGTCAATGGTAGTTCCACAGGCTATCATTGACCTTGCCTCCGATATTGAAGCTTGGATAGAGAAGTATGGTTCTCTTGATTCGGAGGCTATGTCTCCGTACACATCGGAATCATTCGGTAATTACTCTTATTCCAAAGGCTCTTCATCTTCGTCAGGATCATCGGCTGTTGGCGCAGATTGGCAGAGTGCATTCAAGGCAAGACTGAATCCTTATCGCAAACTCGGAGGCTTCTCATGAGCTTATATTCAGAGGCTATGGAATCTTCCTTCATCATGGATAAGACCACAAGACCTGATGGCTATGGCGGTGTTATTACCACATACACAGAAGGTGCAGGAATCGATGTGGCTTATTCATTTGATGATTCGGTACAGGCTCGCATCGCACAGCAGGAAGGTGTGACGAACAGGTACACTCTTACGACCGGAAAGAATATCATTCTTCGTAATGGTGATGTCATTAAGAGAGTAAGAGACGGAAAGTTTTTCATGGTCACATCGGATGGTGATGATAATACCACACCTGCCTCGTCAGCAATGCCGATAAGACAGGTCGAAGCTAAACAATGGGAGATTCCTGCTAATGAATAAGCAACAGGCTTACAACGCATTCTGGAGAGATTTCGGTGTATTGGCATTCGAAGAGAATTCCGTACCTGATGATAAGGCGATTCAGCAGATGATAGAAGCAGGCTTGGCATCTTCCAAATATCCGTATATTACATATCAGGTTATTGCTGATAGCTTCGATTCTACGATATATCCTTCTGCTTCTATTTGGGATAAGAATACTTCTTGGGAGAGAAGCGATCTTCTGTCAAACACGATAGCCGAGAAGATAGTCAAAATGACACCAATGAAACTCGATGATGGCAGAATGTTTATCTGCAAAGGCTCTCCTTATTCGCAGCATATGAGCGAAGAAGGAGATTCATCTATAAGAAGGATTGTCCTCAATCTGCAGGTCGAATTCTTCACTAATTACTAATTACGGAGGAAAATAAAATGGGTAAAGCAACAGTTATTCCCCAGAATACATTTGAAGGCTTGCAGGTAGAAACAGGTGTGCTTCTCACATCGTTTGACCCGTCTAATCCGGTTATCTCGGATGATGCTATCATTTGTGCTACCACAGGCGGTATCACAGTTACCTGTAAGCCTAACTATTCCGATTACTTTGAGGATGTGGATAACGCACCGAACAATGTCATGGAAGGAAAGAGGCTCGATTCGTGGGATTGTTCTATCGCTACGACAGGTCTTGGCACTTCTCCTGCTCTCATCAAGCTCGCACTTGGCGCAGCAGACATCGATTCGCAGAATACTTCGAAGATCATTCCGAGAAGAGACCTTGAGCAGACAGATTTCTCCTCTTCAATCTGGTGGGTTGGAGACAGAGCAGATGGGGGCTTGGTAGCTTGTCAGCTTCTCAATGCTCTTTCTACAGATGGTTTCTCTTTGAAGACATCCAAGAACGGAAAAGGAAATGTAAGTTTGAACATCATGGGTCATGTATCGATAAATGCACAGGATATTGTCCCGATGGTATTTTATTCTATCGATCCCGAAGATGCTGAAACTCTTTCCATCAAGCTCAATAAGAGTGGAATTATGATTGCTGACGGCGATACAGAAACACTCACAGCCAAGACAGATGCAGGAGCTTCTGTAACATGGGAATCAACAGATACAACAGTTGCAACAGTTGTTAATGGTGTTGTTACGGCAGAGAGCAAGGGTGTTTGTGTAATCACAGCCAAGGCTTCAAAGAATGGCGAGCTTGCTATCGCATCTTGTAATGTTACCGTTACGGCGGCAAGCGAAGGCTAATCAGGGGGAATTATGAGATTATCTGACTATAAAGGCGAAGAAGCTTTGGATGTTTTGGCTGATATTATCGAGCCTTTAACAATCATCCTTACGGATAAGGAAATACAGGATTTATCGAAAGAAAAGGCTGCGCCTATCAAGTATGTAAAGCCTGCTTTGAAGAATCATAAATCGGAAGTTATCGGAATCCTTGCAAGACTTGAAAATAAGCCTGTAAAGGAGTTCGAGAAAGAAATTACCATATTTACTCTTCCGAAGTTGGTTCTTGAATTCATTAACGATCCCGAGGTACAAAGCCTTTTTCGCTCGCAGGGTCAGGTGACACCATTAGCCTCTTCTGGCTCTGCTATGGAGAATACAGAGGCAAAAGAGAATTAAAGCCTTTCGTAAGATACCTGTTGGCTAAATATAGCGAGAATCAGCGAGCCGAGGCATATAGAATATATATGTCTGACTCGCTTTTCATTTGTAACCGAATTTTAAGCAGAGATGCAATTACAATGCCTCGTTATTATGATTTGACAAAGGAAGCGAAAGGACAGAAAGAAGAAGAGAAATCACCAGACGAAATAATTGCATCCGTCAAGAAGAAGGCGAATGCGTTAAGAGGTGAAACAGCATGAATGTATTTGATTTATTTGCAACATTAAGCCTTGACTCAACTAATTATGAGGAAGGCTTATCCGGTGCGGAATCTTCCGCAAATTCATTTGGAAGCAGATTGTCAGGTGGTCTTGCAACGGCAGCAAGAGTTGGAGCAGCAGCGGTTGCAACAACAACGGCAGCGGTTGTCGCAGGCTCGACAGCTTTTGTGAATGGTGTAGCTAATGTAGCCGAATATGCAGACAACATCGATAAAATGTCGCAGAAGTTAGGCATGAGTGCAGAAGCCTATCAGGAGTGGGATTTTATCATGCAACACGCAGGCACTTCGATAGAATCGATGCAGGCAAGCATGAAGACATTGGCAAGCGCTGCCGAATCCGGTAATGATGCCTTTGAACAGTTGGGATTGACACAAGAGCAGATTGCTTCTATGTCGCAGGAAGAGTTATTTGGTGCGACTATTGAGGCATTGCAGAATGTCGAAGACGATACACAGAGAACATACCTTGCAGGACAACTATTAGGAAGAGGAGCAACCGAATTAGGCGCACTCCTTAATATGTCTGCCGAGGATGTCGAGAACATGAGACAAGAAGTTCATGATCTTGGCGGTGTCATGTCAGACGAAGCAGTCACCGCAGGCGCACAATATCAGGATAGCTTGCAGAATCTTCAAACGGCACTTGGAGGAGTAAGGAATCAACTTTTGAGCGATTTCTTGCCTTCGTTCACGACAGTAATGGATGGTCTTTCTGCCATTTTCTCTGGCAATGAAGGCGGTCTTGAAATGGTTCAGCAAGGAGTTAATGATTTCGCAGAGCAGATGAATGAAACTCTGCCTACATTTATTGAACTCGCAGGAAATATCATCGGGATTTTGGGGCAGGCTATTATCGACAATCTTCCTACATTGATTGATACAGGAAGTTCTGTTATCGGAAAATTGGGTGAGGGTATAATTTCTAATCTTCCTGCCATTATCTCTGCGGCGGTAGAAATTATCGGCAGAATTACGATGGGTCTAATCGAGGCTGCACCACAATTGCTTGAGGCTGCGCTTGAAATTTTGAATATTCTCGGAAATCAACTTGTAGAAAATCTTCCTACGATTATGGGAACAATTACACAGGTTGTAGTTGAATTGGTCAATATCTTCACACAGCCAGACAATCTTGCGATGATGATAGACTTGTCTTTGAGGCTGATGGTAGCTGTGGCAGACGGATTAGTACAGGCTATGCCTGCATTGGCATCCGTTGTCCCCACCATAATCTCAAATTTGGTGGTAACGATGATTAACGAATTCCCTAATATCCTATCAACAGTTGGAACTTTACTTGGCGATCTCGCATTGATGGTTCTCGGTCTTGTTGGCGGTCTCATGGGTGATTCCTATGAGGAAGTAATGAGCAAACTTACAGAAACATGGGATTTCGTCTCGCAGAGTTTTTCCGATTTCCTTACAGGTTTAACCGAGTGGATATCGAATATCGGAGAGAATATTACTCAACTGTGGACAGATATTAAAGATTGGTTTACAGACGGAATCTCAAATGCAATGGATGCTCTTGGAAATTGGTGGGATGAGATTTCCGAGTGGTTTACTAACCTCGCAGATAACGGTCTTGAGTGGGCAGGCGATCTGATCGACAACTTCGTCTCTGGTTTAATGGGAGGCATTAGTCGAGTTGGCGATGCTGTCAGCGGAATCGCTGATGAGGTGCGTTCCTTCCTCGGATTTAGCGAACCGGAACAGGGAAGCCTCTCAAACTTCCATACTTTCGCTCCGGACATGATAGACCTCTTCTCACAGGGTATCGATGAGAGTCTTCCTACACTTGAGAGATCATTGAGCAACATGAGCGATTTTGTAGCTGATAATATACCTACACTCGATATGGCTGATATCACTTCAAACGCAACAGTAAATGTCGATTCAACAGGTAATGCGAGCAATCAGCCGATTGTAGTGCAGGCTTACTTCGGTAATGAGAAATTCGATGAATATGTGATAGACTCTAATCAGAGATCAGACTTCATTAGCGGAGGGAGGGCATAACAGATGGCGATAGATTTAACTCTTTATCCACCAATGTTTGACAATACGGCTGTGCCGTTCTTCCCTGATATCGATAATTCACCGAATAACATCGAGGAAACTCATGAGAGCGAAGGTGGTATGGATATCGTTCAGACTATTCGTACCGATAAGCTTTCCGCTTCTGTAAAGATGAAGGTTGCAGATGATACATGGGTAGCATTCTTCTATGATCTGTATAAGAATCACGATTCCGTGACATTCAAACAGTATTCGCCTCTGTTACATGGATATGAGACGAGAACAGTTCGTCTTACAGGCTTCAAGTACAAAAAGGTGAAGCATTCGGAGGATTTGAAGGCTGTCACAGGTGTATGGGAAGTATCGTTCAATATAGAGGAATTCTGATATGTATTCTGTTTCGCAGGCTTACATAAACAAACTGAAATCTGTCAGCAAAAAGAAAAGGAGGATTCGAGGAACAATCGGTTCGGTCTCATTCACCGAGAACGATATCCTCGAAAACTCTTTCTCTTATACTGATATTGCCGTCAAATCGGCAGATATAAAGCTTGGCGGTGTATTCGTAGGGGAACTGAAATTGACGTTCCTCAAATCGATTACAGACCAGATTGCGAGAGGCACTTGGAAGGACAGAGTAATCAATCTTACTATCGGTCTTGAAGTAAGCAGCGGAGTTTGGGAGGATGTTCCTCTAAAGCCTTATACTATCGCTGAATCAAATCACTCTGCTCTTGGTGTGGACATCGTTGCTTACGACAATATGCAGAAGTTTGATAAGACTGCGATGATAGGATCATCAACAGGCACTATTCATGGCTTCGCTTTGCTCGCTTGTCAATCATGCGGTGTCACACTCGGTATGACCGCAGAAGAGATGGCTGCGCTTCCTAATGGCAATCAGACTCTTGGTGTATATCCGGATAATGATATTGAAACATGGAGAGATTTAATCTCATGGATTGCTGTCACTATTGGAGGCTTCGCAACGATAGACAGGTTCGGTAGATTGGTATTCCGTAATTGGTCGGAAACTCCGGTTCTTTCTCTCGATATTAATGACCGATTCAAGGGTGGCACATGGTCAGATTTCTCGACAAAGTACACAGCGATAAAGGTAAGCAATACTGAAGAAGGAACAGTAAGCTATTACTCCGTAACACCTGACGATGGATTGACTCTCGATATCGGTGGGAATCCTCTCTTACAGTATGGTGTTGAATCGGTAAAGGATGCACAGAGGACAGCCATTCTGAATGCGGTTCAGAAGCTTCGTTATGTGCCGTTTACTTCATCCTCATTACTTGACCCTGCATTCGATCTTGGCGATGTTATCTCCTTCCCTAACGGCATTGCGAATAATTCGAAATGCTGTGTCATGAGAATTGATTTCTCGTATCGTAAGGGTGCGACATTGAAGGGGTACGGCAAGAATCCTTCTCTGAATGGAGCGAGATCGGCAAACGATAAGGCTATTTCACAGAATGCGAGGAATAGTAAATCGAATGGTATTTCTTATTATCCGTATATCAATGCAGAAGAGATCGAATTGACAACAACGGAAACCTCGCTCTATCGTATCGAGTTTGCGGTTGCAGAGGAGACAACACTCACACTTTGGCATGAGTTCAAGCTTCTTTCTGAATTGGTTTCTGATACACAGGAGGTAACACTTCATTATTACTACGATGGAGACCTTGAAGCCTACGAGCCTGTGAATGTGTATTCGGAAGATGGATATCATATGTTCAAAGGAGATTACTATCTTCTGAATGTGAGTGCAGGCGGTAGTCATACATGGGAAGTACGAGCCTTGATTGACGGAGGCTCTGCATCTATCGGTATAGGTGATTTGAGAGCTATGCTGATGGGGCAAAAGATGGATGTTTCTGCCGGTGGTGATGGCAATATCAATCTTACTGATGAATTCATTCCTCTTACTCTTGGTCAGACAGTGCTTACAGAGAGGTTTGCAGAGAGTATCAATCTTACAACAGAACCATCGGTTGAGAAGATATACAGAGTGACCGAAGATGGTGATTTGAGGAAAACAGAAGAAGGCGATACGAGAATAGTATATGACGGAGGAGAGTAAATATGGCTGATGTAAAAATATCGGATTTGACACAGGGAACACCTGATGCAACTACAACATTGTTGGAGGCTTCCATTCTGACAAATGGCAGTTATGGTTCTGCTTCGGTAACACCGAGGGCGGTGGTCGATTCTGCTATCACGGAATTGGAGGGAAAATTGGATGCAGGTGAAACGACTATCACATTCCAGAGTTCAGCTATCACGGCTGATGCTTGTCTTGAATTTTACACCAATGTTTTCGGTGTAGTTCCGAAAAATGTGCAATCGGTGGCAGGTGTTGTAACTCTGACCTTCGATGCTTTGTCTTACGATCTTGGAGTGAAAGTGAGGATAATCTGATGGCTTGGTTTGCTTGTTTAGGTAGTAGTGGCGGTTCTTCCGAAGAGCCTATCTTCTCAAAGACTACGATTCTGGATAACTCATCGGGAGCAACATCGTTTACATTCGATGAAGACTATCACGATTATGATTTCTTGGCTATCACATTCAAGAATACGAGTACGGATGATGAATCTGTGACCATCGTGACACCTTCCATGCTCGATTCGGCATTCTCTGTGGCAAGAAGGTT